CATTTAGTCGACGCTTTAAGAAGAAAGGCCCTGCCGTTTTTGGCGGGGCTGAAAAGCTGTACAACACAACACGATCCGATTTAATCGACACTTTAAGAAGAAAGGCCCCGGCGTTTTGCCCCGGGTTGTTTTTCTTGTACAACACGATCTTGTACAACTCAATCCGGACTACACAATGGACGCAGAACTGAACTTCGATTTTGGCACGGATGACCCGATGCCCCTGGACGTTGCTGCGGGCTTCATGGCCCTCGGCTACGACCTCAACTCCCTCGAGGGCCGCAACGCCTTCATCCCGCAAGACCCCTACTTCAACGACTGACCACACCTCATGAAAAACTTCACGACGCCGAAGGGCGCTGCAGGCTATTCCAACCTCGTCACGCCGGACACCAAGTTCGACGCCGAGGGCAAGTACAAGACGAGCATCACCATCCCGGCAGCGCAAGCCGAGTCCCTCATGGACCTGGCGCGTGAAGAAGCCAACGAACTGGCGGTGCTCGACAAGAAGACCAAGAAGGTCGTGATGCCGGAAGGTATCAAGATGCCGTTCGTCGAGAACGATGACGACACGGTCACGTTCACGTTCAAGAGCAAGAAGAAGCCGAAGCTCTTCGATGCGAAAGGGAATCCGATCCGCAACACGGAAGGCCTGCAGCGCATCGCTGGCTCGACCATCAAGGTCAAGGGTGCCTTCTCGAGCTACGAGGGCTTCGGTGGTGGCGTTACGGCCTACCTGAACGACGTCCAGATCATCAAGCTCGTCGAGGGCGGTGGTGGTGGCTTCGGTGACGAGTCGGAAGGCGACGATGACGGCTACGTGGCCGACAATTCGGAACCGGCGAACTTCAACGACAGCGACTCGAGCGACGAATCCGGCGAGCAGTCGGAAGGCCCGGTCGACTTCTGATGAAGATCCGTGCCCGAGCCGCAAAGGCCAACTGGTTCTCCAAGAAGAATCAGGTGGTCAAGGTGAAGGCGAAGCTGCGCAGTGGTCTGGAAGACAAGATCGCCGCGCAGTTGGACGAAGCCGGGGTCGAGTACACCTATGAGTCCCTCAAGGTCCCCTACTCGATCCCGCACAACTACAACCCCGACTTCATCCTGGCGAACGGGATCATCGTCGAGGGCAAGGGCCTCTTCGACTCGGCGGATCGCACCAAGCATCTGGCCGTGAAGAAGCAGCACCCGCATCTCGATGTCCGCTTCGTGTTCACCCGCAGTGCCTCCCCGCTGTACAAGGGATCCAAGTCGACTTACGCCACCTGGTGCGAGAAGAACGGATTCAAGTACGCCGACAAAACAATCCCCCCCGAATGGTTAGCAGAACCAAAGAGAGAGAGTAAATGAACCGCTTGAACCCCGACGATTTCGAAGAGCTGCTCGGCTTGGAGACAACAGAACTTAGTGCATTCGCCGATGTAGGCATACCGGAAGAGCGCCTTGCGGCTAAGGTAAGCATCGACGGTTTCTGGTTTGGCCGCGCTGACATCGACGAACTCATCACGTTCCTCACGAACGTCAAGGAGCAGTTGAAGTGACCCAAACCCAACGACTCCTGAAGCACCTCCGCACCGCTGGCTCGATCACGCAGCGCGAGGCAATCATGGACCACAGCATTCAGTCCCTCACCCGCCGCGTCACGGAACTGCGCGACCACGGTTACAACATCCACTCGAGCCTGCGCAAGCACCCGGTGACCGGCCAGCGTTACTGCCGGTACATCCTCGGGACTCCGGAGAAGCTGTGATGAAAGTCAAACACACCAAGAACGGCAACGTGAAAGCCACGATGCCCCTGGACACCGCGGTCGTCCTGCGGGGGATCCTGCTCGACACGTACAAGCCGGAAGTGCGCACCGCACTCAACCTGTCGGTCTTCGAAGCTCAGGTTCTCTGGGAACTCGAGGACGAACTCGAAGAAGCCGACATCCAGACACCCTGGAACCTCGACTGATGACGCTGAACCAGAAGTTCGTGCAGTACCTGCTGTCCTCCTACCTGTACTACGTGGAAGGCCGGAGCGTGCTCACGGACTCTGAGTTCGATGCGCTCTGCAAGGAACTGCTCGACCGGTGGGACGAAGTTGACCACCGCCACAAACACCTGACGTCTCCGGAGGACCTCGAGGCAGGCACAGGGTACGCCATCCAGTACCCCTCCATCGTAATCGGCGCAGCGCGGCACTGGTGGTATGCCAAGAACCCGCAGGCGCTGCAGCCCCGCAAAAAGAAGACCCGATGAACCACGAAGAATCCACACTGATCCGCAAGGGGCCGTGCGACGAGTGCGGCTCGAGCGATGCAAATGCTCTGTACTCCGATGGACACACCCACTGCTTTTCGTGTGGGCACTACGAGCGCGGGGACGGCGAAACAATCAACTTAGGACGGAAGAAAGTGTCAGAGAATCTCAACGAATACCGCGAGGCGGAAGTCACCGGTCTGTCGGCAAGGCAGATCAGCGAAGAGACGTGCCGCCTGTTCGGTGTACGTGTGGGCAAGCTCAACAGTGGCGCTACCGTCCACATGTACCCGTACTACAAGGACGGGCAAGTCGTGGCCTTCAAGGCACGCGGCAAGGACAAGGACTTCAAGTTCGTGGGGGACACTAAGCACCCCCCGATGTTTGGCCAGAATCTCTGGTCCAAGGGCAAGAAGCTGGTCTGCTGTGAAGGCGAGATCGACGCAATGTCCGTCTCGCAGGTACAAGGCAACAAGTGGCCGGTCGTTAGCGTTCCTAACGGTGCCAGTGGGGCCAAGCGGGACATCGCACGTCAGATGGACTTCTTCCAGCAGTTCGAAGAGATCATCCTGATGTTCGACATGGACGAACCGGGCCAGAAGGCAGCGAAGGAAGTTGCCGAGATGTTCGGACCAGGTGTGGCCAAGATCGCCACCCTGCCGATGAAGGACCCGAACGACTGCCTGAAGGCAGGACGGGCGCAGGACATCATCCAGGCGATCTGGAATGCGAAGCCCTGCAGGCCCGACGGTATCAAGTCGATCAGCGAAGTGGCTGCGGATGCGGCTGAGGACATCCCCGATGGTGCCCCGTGGTGGGACGACCGGCTCACGAAGCTGACCTATGGTCGCCGCGAGGGCGAGTGCTATGCGTTCGGCGCAGGCACGGGGATCGGCAAGACGGACTGGTTCACCCAGGGGATCGCATTCGACCTTCTGAAGCTGAAGCTGAACGTCGGCGTGATCTACCTCGAGCAGCCCATTAAAGAGACCGCCAGGCGGATCGCAGGCAAGGCAGTGGGTAAGGTGCTCCACGTACCCCGCAAGGCCACTGTGGAGGAACGTAGGGCCGCTCTCGAGGTTATCTCGGAGGGTGACCGCCTGCACCTCTATGACTCGTTCGGCGCTGCCGACTGGGAAGTGGTCAAGGCGAAGATCCGCTACATGGTCCACGGCCTCGGCTGCAAGTCGATCTACCTGGATCACCTGACGGCCCTCGCGGCCAACGTAGAGGACGAGCGGCGCGGCCTGGACCAGATCATGGCCGAGCTTGCGGCACTCGCACTCGAGCTGAAGATTTACCTCCACTTCATCTCCCACTTGACGCGGCCCAAGGACGGCCCGCCGCATGAGGAAGGTGGCCGTGTGAAGCAGACGCAGTTCCGTGGCTCCAACGCCATCGGGATGTGGTCGCACTTCATGTTCGGCCTGGAGCGCAACACGCAAGGCGAGGACGAGGAGAGCCGCATCACCACGTTCCGCGTCATCAAGGATCGCAACACCGGCCAGGCAACGGGTAAGACCCTGCCCCTGGGATACGACACCGCGACAGGTCTCCTCTTCGATACGGAGGCCTTCGCCCCCGAACAATCGACAGAGGAAGCATATGGTTTCTGAACTGAAAGCACTCACGCTGTACAAGGACACCGACCTCGAGATCTCGAAGGAAGCTGCCTGGCCCGAGTTCCTGTACCTGACCCAGGACGGGTTCGAACACACGGACGTGGTCGAGTTGACCCCGGCGCAGCAACGGACCCTGTACGGGATCCTCAAGAACCGTTTCGAGGCCTGACATGAAACCCCTGATCGCAGCCCTGCTGCTCGGCGTGGCCCTCACCGGCTGCAGCCACCGGGACGGGCGGACCACGATGATGGACCCCGACACCGTGCGCAATGATGGACAGCATGTGGCCTATGGCACCACGGACGTTCGGCTGTTCGACATGGTGTCACCCGAGGGCCACAAATGCACCGTGGCCGCAACCGATAACAACCAGGGCGGTGTCGCAATGCACTGCTGGAGCAACTGACATGAGCCGCTGGCAAGCAGCGTTCGACAAGTTCGACGCACACAACCCCGAGGTCTACGGCCTCTTCTGCAAGTTCACGCGAGAAGTCCTCGACGCCGGGTATCCGGTGGTCCCTGCCGCGATGCTCCTTCACCGCATCCGGTGGGAAAGCATGCTCGCGACGAAGACCGAGGACGATGAGCCGTACAAGCTGAACCAGAACTACGCGGCTTACTACGCTCGCAAGTTCATGGGCGAGCACCCGCACATGGGCGAGATCTTCAAGACTCGCATTCTGCGGAGCTAAACCTTTCACCTGAATACTTAGGAGTACCATGCGTATCACGTTTTTCGACATCGAGACCGATGGCTTCCTGGCCAATGTCACGAAGATTCACTGCCTCTCGATCAAGAACCCCGCCAACGGACGTGTGCGCAGGTTCACCGCAGTTGACATGGAAGAAGGCATCCGCCTCCTCATGAAGCTCGGAGAGGCGGGCAAGCTGGTCGGGCACAACATCATCCCTTTCGACATCCCCGTCATCCAGAAGCTGTACCCCTGGTTCACGGTCCCGCTCGAGAACGTCGTGGACACCCTGGTGCTCTCGCGGCTGTTCTTCAGCGACATGTTCAACCGCGATGGCGGCTACATCAAGGCGGGCAAGCTGCCCGGGAAGCTGATCGGGTCGCACAAGCTGGAGGCATGGGGCTACCGCCTCGGGTTGCAGAAGGGCGAATACAGCCACGACTTCAAGGACCAGTGGATCCGCGCCAACTATGAGACGGCGTACCTCGAGCACATCGAGTCGCTGACGTCTGCTGCCCTCAAGAAGTTCGACGAGGAGGCGCAGGAGAAGTGGATCGACGCCTGGGGCAAGCAGAACTACCCCGAGGGCCTCGAGTGGGCCGTGTACTGCCCCGAGATGGGCGACTACTGCGACCTGGACGTCGAGGTCACGGAGGCCCTGTACGAGCACCTGATGAAGCTGGAGTACTCCGACCTCGCAATCGAGATGGAGCACAAGGCCCGGTACTACTGCTCGATGATGGAGCGCAGCGGCTGGCCGTTCAACGTCGAGGCCGCAGTGGCCCTGTACGCGAAGCTGGCCCAGGAGCGTGACACCATTCGTGCTCGCATGATGGCGACCTTCCCTCCCCTGGTCATCGAGCGCTGGTCCGAGAAGACCGGCAAGCGCCTGCAGGACAAGGTGATCGAATTCAACCCCGCGAGCCGGGACCAGATCGCCCAACGCCTGAAGGCCAAGTACGGTTGGGAGCCGAAGGAGTTCACCGAGAGTGGTAAGGCCAAGGTCGACGAAGACATCCTGAAAAAGCTCCCCTACGAGGAAGCGCAGATCCTGGCGGATTACTTCCTGCTCGAGAAACGCGTCGGCCAGATCGCGGAAGGCGACCAGGCGTGGCTCAAGCTCGAGCGCAACGGACACATCCACGGGTCGATCAACACGAACGGCGCGGTGACCGGACGATGCACCCATGCGGCCCCTAACGTGGCCCAGGTGCCGTCGATTCGCGCACTGCATGGTAAGGAGTGCCGCGCATTGTTCACGGTGCGCAAGGGCTTCAAGCAACTCGG